ACTGCCACGCCTGTCGGTGCGCGTTACCAGGGCAGCGGATTCAGTGCTGGTTCAACTGCGACGGTTGGCAATCCACCCACTGGAATCCCCGCATACCAGAACGCAACGACTACGAGTAAGGCACAGAATGTCAATCGCCTCACGCCTTTCACCTATGACCAGGTGGCAGTGTACAAGCAGCACCTCCAGATTAACGGACAGGACCGCTTTGACCCTCGTTATGGCGATTACTTCAATAAGGTCCAGCCTTACCAGCACCACACTGGAAGCACCAACTCCACTTACAACCTTCAGTATGTGACTTCCGCGACGGCCGCAACTGCCGCAACTGGTGGACTCAGTGCTGGTGTCGGTTCTATGTCTTTCCAGTCGGTCGGACAGACTCGTCAGCCTGGTATTTACAGCTACAGCTTTGCCCTCAAGCCTGAGGAGCAGCAGCCTTCTGGAACCTGTAACTTCTCTCGCATTGATACTGCTACCCTCGTCATCCAGATGAGTGGTGATGTGACCGTCAGTGCCGCAACTGATAACACGTGGGATGTCCGCGTATATGCCATCAACTACAACATCCTCCGCATTATGAGCGGAATGGCTGGACTTGCCTACTCCAACTAAAGTATTGGAACAATACAAATGTCTTCAGGTGCCGCTCCCCCTACTCAAACTACTGAAACCCCAAAGGTTCCTGCCACTGTAAGTGTCAAGCCTGAACACGTGACGTACGGTATTCTTGGTTCCCTTCCTATGCTTCTGTTTTCTCTCGGTGCCGCAAAACTGTCATACGATAAATTCCAGTCATTTGGATGGGCTATTTTAGCATTCATATTCAGTGGAATCTATTATCCATATTATGCGTTCTTCATAAGTGTCGCTGCTCCTCCTGCGATGGTCGCAGCAGGTCGGCGTATTCATAAATGGTAAAATAAAAAACAGGTGTTTCAAAACACCAAATATGAACGTTTAAGAAACATTCATATTTAGTTTTATTTTAATCCAAATGTAGGATTACCATTCCATCTGGATATCTTCAATCCGACACGTTGCTCCATCGTTTCCAGCCAACTTCGCGTTCACTGCATCAATCTCGGCTTCAAATACCGATACATCCTCTTCCTTGTTTCCTTCTGGCAACTTCGTTTCATCAATGAGGATATCTACCAATCCAGTTCCACACGGCGGCTTTTGTCCAAACATAATGTTCGCTGACACACCCTTCATACTATCAAACTCACCACTCATTGCGGCATTAAAGAGAACCTTTGAAGTTTCCTCGAATGATGACCGAGCCAGAACTCCAGAATCGCTCTTACTCATTCCAAATCTGTCAGCCGACAAGATATATCCTGGAAACGTCATCGTATCAATCAATGTGATCATATGGTGGTAGTTGACATATGCTCCACTGAATACTTCCATGAACTCCTCGTACATTGCCCCACGCACAGCTTCAATCCCAAACACTTCCAGAATCTCGTGAACGTCATTTGAGAAGGAACGCATAGGATCTACATTTGGAATCGTCGATAAATCCAATAAGTTCGTTCCTTCCACATCCAACACAAACTGTTTTTGGGCGACATACCCTCCAATTGCTGGGTCATACGACAACTCAGATTTAACTTCACGAGGGTATACTCGCCCAATACCGTCTACGCCAGTCAATACAGTATCCAGCATCTTGTCTTCAATGAATCGCAGAGATAAAGCGTTCTTCGCAATATCATTGCCGAACGTTACACGGACGACCAGTTTGTGTGAGTTCATGTCGCTCGTAATACAGTCAAACACTTTCAGGACTTTATTGTTCTGGATCTTGGCTGCGAGAGATGTTATATCAATATTACGTGCCTTCATTTCAACGCGGTCAAGTTCTAGACGCATAAGCCAACGAGATACGTTCTTATCATCTCCACTTGTGACACAGAACTTCGCATACGAACGTAGAACTTCTACATCTTCACGAACTGCAGTGCCTGGCGATGTAGGATTTGGGTCATAATAAATGCGAATGGATGTTGTAACATCTCTTAATGTAGTTTTCTGAACTTCTTTCATCATTCCAATCGTCAAATCACGTGAGAGTGCTACTTCTGGAGAAAGGTACACTACATTTCCAGGATTCTTGGGGTTGTGAGATACACTCAGAAGTTCAATGATACGTGGGACTCCTTGCGTCGCATTCGCCTTTACAGTTCCAGCAGAGTGGAATGTGTTTAGTGTAAGTTGGGTTGTCGGTTCGCCAATAGACTGGGCTGCGAGAGTTCCTACCATTTCTCCTGAATGGACGCGCGACTTGATATACTTGAACCGAATTTCACGAAGAACTTCATCAAACATATCCTTTGAAAGCCGAAGTTTCAAAATAGACTTCTTGGGAGCAAAGTAGTATCGCAGCAGAATATGGAATAACTTATTATGTTTCAGCCATTCTTCATTACACAGAGCAGATAACTCGGTGTTCACATAGGAAGGAGTAAGGTCTGTCTTTACGGCATATGGATTGTTCGCTTTCTCGGAAATACGGCGGAGATTTACAGGAGCCATAATCTTTGATGACTTGGTGTATCGCAGAACGTTCTTGACAAGGAACTCACGATCTTCCAATATCTGGTCAATCATATCATTGCCTTCTGCTTCACCTGTCACAACAGTAGCAAACTCGGCTGGAGTTGCTCCAAAATCCATAAATATCTGTTCCATCGTCATTACACCCAAATTACATTCCTGTGCCTCAATGTTCACACTATCAATGCCATCACCAGCATATTGGAATTGGACAATAGAGTTATTCGCGTCACGCACAGTTCCGTCGTATGCTACGTGTAGGTCCTCCATCGTCTTCACTAACTTACGCTGAATGTATCCTGAATCAGAAGTCTTGACGGCAGTATCAATAAGACCTTCACGACCAGCCATTGCGTGGAAGAAGAACTCGGAAGGACGCAATCCTGTAATGAAACTGTTCTCTACGAATCCACGAGATTCTGCTCCGTGATCGTATCTCGCGAAATGAGGGAGTGTACGGTCTTGAAGAGTATACTGAATACGGCGTCCAGCAATCAGCTGTTGTCCAAGAAGACCCATCATCTGTGCGATATTGAGGTCAGAACCTTTGGACCCAGACACCACCATTTCCAGCATTCGGTTCTTCTTCGGAAGACTGTCCATAATCTTCTTAATTAGCTCCGATGATGCGTCTTTCAGGGCATTCACCACCTGATTCTCAAGTTCTTCACCATCTGGACGTCCAGAGTTATTCAGAAAACTTCCTGAATGGACGCTAGATAGAATATCTCCAACAGCTTTACGACCCTTCTCTAAAGACGCCTGAATCGTCTTTTCGACTTCTTGACTTCGCACAAGATCCGATGCCCCAACTGAGAATCCAGAAAACAGATTGTATTTCGTAACTACATTCTGAACCTCGTTAATGAACTGACCACATCTTTCAGGACCGAAATCGTTATAGATGACGTGTAGAATACCGTCTATCAAGTTATCTTGTGATCCGCCAAACGCACTCTTTTTCAGAACACCTTCTGTCAGTTGTCCATCACGAATCTTGATGCTTCCATTGAAATCCATTAGTGGAAACGTGCTTGAAATGAGTTCCTGACCAGTGAGTGGCTGGTTCTTGCGACTGAATACAGATAAGGGTTTCTTCGTGCGTGCGAGAATATTCATTCCAATATGTTCAGGAACTTTCACTTCTTTCTGGGAAATACGGAATGCCCCAGTCAATGTATCTTGGAAGATTTCAATGATAGGCGAGTTCGTGCGTGGAGATATAATCTGACGAAGGACAGATGCCAGGAACTTCAGTTCTGTAGCTGCTGAAATGCTTTGAGGCACGTGCATATTCATTTCATCACCATCAAAGTCTGCGTTGTAAGGGCGTGTGGCAGACACATTCAAGCGGAATGTTGAGTATGGCAGAATCTTTACGCGATGGCATTCCATTGATGCCTTATGTAGTGACGGCTGACGATTGAATAGAACCACATCGCCATCAATCAGGTGACGATGGACGATATCTCCCTGTGTCAGGTTCAGAGTGTCTGTCTTCATATACCGCAGACTCAATGTCCTCTGTTCGTCGCGAATATATACGGACTTCGCACCAGGATACTTTAGTGGTCCGTTTGTGATGTATGCCATAAGACGGTCGCGATTGTATGGCGTTACGATTTCAGGGAATGTCAAGTTCATTGCGATTTCTTCAGGAACACCAAGTTCATCAACTTCAATGTTTGCGTCTGGAGTAATCACAGACCTGGCAGAGAAATCAACTCGCTTACCCATAAGGTTTCCACGCACACGCCCAGCCTTTGCTCCCATACGCGACTTCAGAGTCTTCAATGGACGACCTGAACGTTGTGCGGCAGGAGGAAGACCCTTGATATCGTTGTCGACATAAGTAGCTACATCAAACTGAAGCATAGCAGAATACTTGTCAATCACATCTGCGGATTCGCCCTTATCAACCTTCTCACGAAGACGCTGATTATTGCGGACAATATCAATCAGTTTATGCGTCAAATCATCTTCCATACGCTGATTGTCGTCCATCACGACAGAGGGACGAACGGTGAGTGGCGGAACTGCCAGAACCGTACAAATCATCCAATCAGGACGACTGAATGTGGCATTGAATCCGATTGCGTTAACGTGTTCACCACGAATACGCTGGAAACAACGCAAAATCATCTCAGGCTGAAGAGATATTGGCTCCAAAATATTCTTTTCATTTGAGAAGAACTCTGCGGATAAGGAAGCAACCGTATTTTCCAGCTTCTCGACTCGTTTAATCATATTGCTATGGCAATGAGGACACGGATACTCGCCACCTGGAGTCTTCTGCTTGTTTTTGAACTGGTTCGTGGCATCACGCACCGCAACGAATCTGTCCATTCCTTTCAAAGTCTTTGGGATTTCATTAAGTTTCTCATCGGTCATGTATGGGTTTGAGCAGTTCAAACAAACGACCTGAAGAACATTGCGAATAGTGTCAATGAACTGATACAAGTATACTGGACGAGCGAGACGAATGTGTCCAAAATGACCAGGACAAAGTAGATTTGTTTGTTTACACGTGGCACACACCTTGCCGTTCTCAATCACACCGAACCGAGAATCAAATACGCCACCATTCACAGGCGCTCCAGCTTGATATGTCTTATCGGTAGTTACCTCAACGACACTGCGTGATGTAATTTCCTCTGGGTTCGCGATACCAAACTGAACGCCAATAATAGTGTCCCCCATTCTTTCTATTACTTACTGCTCGGTCTATATTCTTTCGTTTTCAAGCAGCGTGAGTGAGTTTTAGAGTTAAATACCAAAATTCGTCTTCGCCGAGTATTTCGTTCATAAATTCAGGAGAATATTCATCTTCCATACTTTCAATCCAAAGCTGAAACTCTTTGCCTTCGCGTTTTCGAAACTTCACCTTTTCCTTGACTTTCATTCTTTTCAAATCGTGAAACACCTTGTGTAAAAACACTTGGACCGTATAAGGCTCGTCGCTCTCGTCCATGAAATTACGGACACTTGATTCCCACGCATCCATCCTATTGTAATTTCACACAGAAGAGTAATATGCCCAGAAAAACACTGAAACTAAAGGCGATACGTCCGTCGCATAATCCACAGAAGAAATGGGACGCCGTGTTTGAGAGAGAAGGGCGTGAAAAGGTCGTGCCATTTGGAGCGGCAGGAATGTCAGATTACACGAAACACAAGAACAAGACTCGTAGGGCGCTGTATTTACAACGCCATAAGGGTATGGGTGAACATTGGGACAAGCCAGATACGGCGGGTGCTTTATCACGATGGATTCTGTGGGGTCCTTCTACATCGTTCCGTAAGAGCGTCAAGGCATACAAGAAGAGATTTAGACTATAAATGCGTATATAGAGTGGTGGGATGTCCGAGTGGTTAAGGAGGGAGTCTTAAGAACTCCTGCTGAGAAGCGCGCGGGTTCGATCCCCGCTCCCACCATTATTTTTCATATTCCAATTGAACAACTGAATATAAGCAAACGCAATAGTTCCGATCACGACGGGGTACCAACTCTCCATTCTGATTTGAATGCGTTATTCTATTCTTCCGTTTGTTCCGCATCTTCAACTTCAGCTACTACTTCTTCAATGACTTCCGTCTCAGCAACTACTTCTTCCTCAACAACTTCAACCTCTGGTTCAGCCACGACTTCGGGGATTTGAACTTCTGTGGCAGGCTCTGCTTCTGGGAAACTGACTTCTGGAATCGTAACTTCTGTGACACTTAAAGTAGTCGTAGGACGGAATCGTCTGGTCCAAAGAAAAGACATTTATTAAAAACGAATAGTTTAATTCCAGAGAAGTATATACT